ACGCATAGCTTGTTGTGGCGCTAGAAGTAGTCGCGGATGCGCGCGTTCCAGATATACGCAAGGCTAATCGCGCAGAGGCTGCGGAGTGGTTTGGTGTATCGCAAAACACAATCCATTCGTGGATTACACGTGGATGCCCGTATCTAGTACGTGGTGAACGCGGCACGCCATGGGTGCTTGACCTTTTGGCAATTGCGCAGTGGAAGTATGGCGACGCAGACGGGGCTAATCCAGAAGCGGACCCAGAAACATTCGACCCAAAAACTCGGCTCGATTGGTACAAAGGAGAAGCAGAGCGGCTTAGTGTTGCAAAGCAAAAAGGCGACCTGCTGCCGCGCGACGAGGTTGCGGCCGCATGGGTTGAGCGGGTGCAAATTCTCAAGGGCCGATTGATGGCGCTCCCGTCGCGCGTGGCACCGCAGTGCCAGCAGGCTAAGACGCTGCGAGACATCGAGGCGGCTATCCGCACCGAGGTAGTCGACGCGCTGAACGAACTCGCCGACGAGGCCGTGAGCGCATGACGCAAGCAGAACTAGCAGACGCCATCGGCGACCTTGCCGACCTGATGTTCACGCTCGCTGCTGACATGCGCGCTGTCTGTGACGCGGGCGGGCCTGAAGAGCTTGATCTCCACGCCGACGAGCTCGAAGGCGCCGCAGAGATCGCGACAGGTTGGGCGCAAGGGCTGCGGGAAGGCGAGGCCGCGGGCACATGAGCCACCCAGGTATTGGACGCATCATCCGCGGCGCTTTCGCCGACGCGCTGCGACCGCCCCCGACGCTGACCGTCGCTGAGTGGGCGGACCTGCACCGCTACTTGAGCCCCGAGGCGAGCGCCGAGCCGGGCCTATGGCGCAACGCCAGGGCGCCGCACCTAGTCGCGCCCATGGAGCGCCTGAGCCCGTATCACCCGACTGAGCGGGTGGTCTGCAAGTTCTCCAGCCAGAGCGGCAAGACCGAGGCCGCGCTTAACCTGATCGGGTTTATCATAGACAATGATCCAGGCCCGATCCTAGCGATACAGCCCAACGTCACGCCGATGGGCGAGGCGTTCAGCAAGGACCGTATCGCGCCGATGCTCCGCGACAGCCCGTCGCTGGCAGCGAAAGTCGGCACCGCCAAATCGCGCAACTCGGCGTCCACGATCACGCACAAGGTCTTCCCCGGCGGTCATCTAACTATTGCCGGCGCAAACTCTCCCGCTGGCCTTGCGTCACGCCCGATCCGCTATCTGATCTGCGACGAGCTGGACCGATGGGAAACCACGAAGGAGGGCGACCCGCTGCTGTTGGCTCGCAAGCGGTTGCAGACCTTCCGGGTGCGCAGGGCGGCAAAAGAGCTGATCGTCAGTTCGCCGACCTACGAAGACCTTGGCATCAGCGCTGAATACTCGAAGTGCACGCAGCAGTTCGAGTGGCACATAGCTTGCCAGCATTGCGGCGAGACGCAGTTCCCGCGTCTACAGCACTTCCACCACGACGGCGACCCACGCACGGTGCGCTATGTCTGCGCGCATTGCGGCGGCGAGCATGCGCTAGAAGATGAAGAGCGCGTAAAGGCGTCTGGCCGCTGGGTCTGCACCCGCGACGGCCCGCCTGACAGCGCCGGCTACTGGTTCAACCAATGGGCCTCGCCGTTTGCTCGCTGGGACGACACCCTGCAAGAGTGGCTGTCCGCCGGCACCGATCCGGCGCAACGCCAGGCTGTCACCAATACCGTGTTCGCGGAGCCGTGGGAGGGCGACGGCGAGCGCATCGACGCGCACCACCTGGAGCAACGCTGCGAGGAATACGACGCGGACGTTCCCGATGGCGTCGTCGCTATCACTATCGGCGCCGATGTTCAGGTGGACCGCATCGAGGCGGAGGTGGTCGGCTGGGGGCCGCGCATGGAGTCGTGGTCGCTGGGATATGAGGTGATGATCGGGGCACCGACCGAGCCCGAAGTGTGGGCCGACCTGGCGAGCCTGTACCGCGCCGAGTGGCCTCGCGCGGACGGGGCCAAGATGAAGGCGAGCGCCCTCTGCGTCGACTCTGGCGCTTGGTCGAAACACGTCTACGATTGGTGCAAGGCCATGCGTGACGGGCGCGTGATCCCGGTCAAGGGCTCATCGTCGTTCGGTGCTGATCCGCTGGCAGGGACAGAGCGCGACCGACGCCGCCGCGCAGCCCGTAGAGTACGCGAAGGTCGTCCGCCGGAAGTGCTCGGCGTCGGTCAGATCAAACGAACGATCATGCGCTACCTGGCGGCACCGCCGAACGCAGTCGGCCACTGCCACTTTCCCAAAGGTCGCGGGCGCGAATACTTCGACCAGCTCACCGGCGAGCGGCTGATGGTCCATCAGGTCCGGGGCAAGCGCCCGACGATGGCCTGGAGCAAAGTTCACGCTAACGTCGAGGCGCTAGACGCTCGTGTCTACGCCTATGCGGCGCTGCTGCTATCGGGCCTCGACCTGGACAGGGAGCGCGCCAAGCGGGCGCAGGCTCAAGAGCCGCAAACGCCCACGCGCAAGCCAGCGGCCACCGTGCGGCCTCGAAAGAACTTCGTTAGAGGGTGGCGCCGATGAGCTGGCTCGATGAGCTACAGCAACGCCTAGGGCGCGAGCAGACGCTATCCCCTGAGTCTGTCGCGGATATCATTCGCCGCGAGTGGGGAGGGCAGCGTATCTATATCCCGAGCCGCGCCCCGCGCCCGAAGATTCTACCCACAGACACGCCGAAGACGATACAGCGGCGCTATGGCGTGCCGCGCAGCACCGCGCATAGTTGGGTGCAGCGCTGGCGGCGGTGAAGGCTAGGCGGGCGGCTGTTGCAGCAGCCAGGCGGCGAGCGCTTCCTCTGCGGCGGCTGACATTGTGCGTCCCTGCGCCTTGGTTGTGCGCTCGACGCTGAGCGCCAGCAAGGACGGCAGATAAACCGACACGCGGCGCTTGCCCGCTGCCGCTTGTCGCTCGGCATACGCGGCGCTGTAGGCGCGCTGTTGTTCTGGTGTGTTTCGGGTTCCCATGGGTCTCTCCTGGTATGCCCGGCCGGAGCCGGGCGGGTTGCGTTTTGCGCCGGTGCCATCACTCGCGCTCGATGATCTGATCAATGCGATTCCGCGCCGCATCGGCGGCATGCGCGTGGGAGTGAAACCCACCGTCCTGCCACATCCGCCCGTCGGAGGGGTCGGCCTCCACGAGGTAGCCGATCGTGCCGGCGGAGTAGCCTGCGGGGTCGTTCTCGAACGCGATCTGGAATCCGCGGTATGTGCTCATGTGTTTCTCCAGTCTTTGGTCTAGTTTGGCGCCGGGGCTCATCCCCTGCGCTTGATTACAGTATAGCGCACTCTGCGCTTAGTACAAGTGTGTAGCCGATTGATTCTCCCTATCGCGTAGACTGTCGCGATAGCCTAAAACTTGTCCATATTTTGCCTTATCGCTGGACAGCGCCCGCGCTAACCTCCCGTCATGGCGCGCACTATCCCTACCACCGAGCCGCCCGTCGCTCGCGCAGGTGACACCTGGGCGTGGACGCGCGACCTCGCCGACTACCCATCGTCTGTCTGGACGCTGACCTACACCCTCTGGACTGCGACGGCTGCCTACTCCGTCACCGCCGCGGCATCCGGCGATACGCACAGCATCAGCGTTCCGCCCGCGACCACCGCCGCCTATGCCGCAGGGCGCTACGAGTGGGTTGCCCGCGTTTCTGACGGGACCGACACGTTTACAGTCGGAGCTGGCTCGATCCAAATCCTGCCCGCCGTTGGCGCGGCGATGGACACGCGCAGCCATGCCAGGCGCATGCTTGACGCGATCAACGCAATGCTCGAAGGACGCGCAACGGATGGCGACATTGACGTTGTGCGTACTAGCACAAACACGCACAGCACGAATTACGACATGCCGACGCTGATCAAGCTGCGTCAGCAGTACGCTGCCGCCGTGGCCGCCGAAGACCAGGCCGCAGCAGTGGCGCGCGGAGAGCAGTCAAGCCGCTTAATACAGGTCCGATTCCGATGAGCGCGTCCGTGGTGCCGTTGCGAGCCCGGCAGACGCGCCAATGGGCAACAGGCCGGCTGAGTCAAAACGACCCGGCCTGGAATGTCTACACGCGCCCAGCGGATGCCGATCTCCGCCACGGCCTCGGGCTGATCCGCGCCCGCTCCCGCGAGCTGTGTCAGAACAGCGACCACGCGCGCGGATTTTTGCGGATCGTGAGAAATAACATCGTGGGCGCGCCCGGCTTCGTGCTTCAGAGCCGAGCCCAGCGCGCCAACGGCAAGCCCGACCAGCAAGTCCGCGAAGCCCTAGAGTCAAGCTGGAAAGAGTGGGGCCGCCGCGGCAACTGCGAGGTTTCCGGGCGCTTCTCGTGGCGCGAGCTTCAGCGGCACATCGTCGAGACCGTGGCCCGCGACGGCGAGGCGTTCGTGCGCATCCTTGCGCCATGGGATAGCAAGTGGGGCATGGCGCTTCAGATCATCGATCCCGAGGCCGTCGATATCGATTTCGTCGGCGAGTTCGAGGGCCGAGAAATCCGCATGGGCGTAGAGCTAGATGCGTACCGCCGCCCTGTTGCGTATTGGGTGCGCGAAGAGCCGATGCTGAACCGCAGCAGCTATCGCGTGGGCGACCGCTTCCGCATCCCGGCCGACGAAATGCTGCACATTTATCGCGCGGAGCTGTCGTGGCAGACTCGCGGCGTGCCGTGGCTGGCCACCTCCGCCGGCCGGCTGCACATGATCCAGAGCACCGAGGATGCCGAGGTGACCGCCGCCCGCGCATCAGCCGCAAAATTTGCCGGCTATGAGGCCCAAGAGTGGGCGCCCCCGCCAGAGCCAGCCGGCAATAACCTGGTAGATGTCAACGGCAACCCGCTGACCACAGACCCCGGCGCGTTTTCGCAAGACGTGGCGCCAGGAAGTATGGAGGTCGTGCCCTGGGGCTATAAGCTCAACATGTACGATCCGCAACACCCAAACGCGGCGATGCCCGATTTCCTCAAGTGGGGATTGCGCAGCGTGGCGACTGGCGGCGGCGTGTCCTACAACACACTCGGCAACGACGCAGAGGGTGTGAACTATACAAGCCTACGGTTTTTCCTGGGTGTCGAGCGCGACAACTGGATGGAGGCCCAAGATTGGTTCGAAGCTGAGCTTCCCGAGCCAGTGCGTGCCGTCTGGACTGATACGCAGATCGCCATGGGCACTGTGCAGTATCGCCCCAACAGAGCCGCAGAACTCCACCGCGTCAAGTGGCAGCCGCGCCGCTGGGAAGGCCCGGACCCCGCAAAGCAGTCCAAAGCCGACGAAACCGAGCTGTCTATCGGCACCACTACGCTGACAGAAATCGCAGCGCGCAAAGGCCGCGACCTCGATGACATGATCGGCGAGCGCGTGCGCGAGATCGCCCGCATCAAGGCCGCTGCCGAGGCCGCCGGGCTGACCCTAGCCGACGTGCTACCCGCGATGAGCGTGGCTAAGCCCGAAAACCCTATGGAGCCAGACGACGATGACGACTGAAGTCGCCGACCTGATCGGCACCACGCAGACGCGCGAGATGCGCGCGGACCCGGCCAGCGTCGACACCGAGGCGCGGACGATTGATCTAGCGTTCAGTTCAGAGGCCCCGGTCGAGCGTTGGTTCGGGCGCGAGATTCTCGATCACGCCGCCGGTTCGGTGCAGCTTGATCGCCTGCGCGACGGCGCCCCGCTCCTGCTCCAGCACGACCCTGAGCGCCAAATCGGCGTCATTGAGTCCGCGCGTATCGACGCCGACCGCGTGGGGCGCGCCCGCGTGCGGTTCTCCGCCGGCCCGCTTGGTGCCGAGATCATGCAAGACATTGCCGACGGAATCCGAAGCAAAGTCAGCGTGGGCTATCGCATCAACTCCATGCGCCTCGATGAGAGCGACGACAGCGGCGAGACATACCGCGTTGACGGCTGGGAGCCGATGGAGATCAGTATCGTTTCAATCCCTGCGGACAGCTCCGTCGGAGTCGGCCGCGCACATCAACCTACCGAGGTAAACACCATGGCTGACGACGCCATCGAAACCGAGGTCGAGCGCGACGAGCAGCCGACCGCACTTGAGACGCCCGAAACCGAATCCCGCGAGCATCCTGCTGCCGCGCTGGTCAACCCAGAGGCCGACGCAATCCGCGCTGTCGGTCGTCACTTCCGCCTTAATGAACTCGCGGAAAACCACATCATGCTCGGCGGCAACCTAGCCGAGTTCCGCGCCCTGGTTCGCAAGCAAGTGCCAGACCCGGTGCCGACCACGCCGCGCGAGCTGCCGAGCCGGATCGAGTCGCGCATCCCGTATGGGGGTCAACTTCGCGCTTTCACGCCAGAGCGCTACGGCACCCGCGCAGCCGCCGAGGAGTCCGCCTTCCGCGCCGGGCAGTTCTATCGCGCCCACCTGTTTGGTGACGCCGACGCCGCCCGCTGGTGCCGTGATCATGGCCTGCCGCTGCGCTCTCGTGCTATCGACGGCGCCGCAGCCGGCCAGGCCGCGCTAGTGCCAGACGAGCTTTCCGCTACGCTGATCAGCCTCAAAGAGCAGTACGGCATCGCGCAACAGGTCTGCGACGTGGTAATGATGTCGTCCGATAGCCGCACCGTCGGCGTCGACACCGACGACATCTCCGCCGAGTGGGTCGGCGCTGGCGTCGCCGCTTCGGAGTCCGAGCCCGGCTTCGGCTTCATCACGCTCAATGCGAAGCGGCTGCGCGCCCGCACCGTCATCGATAACGACTATGCGTCCGACTCGGTGATTTCGCTGGCCGATCACGTCGCGCAGAAGCAGGCCCGCGCTTTCGCCATCGCCGAGGACTCCGCGCTGTTCAACGGCGACGGCACCTCGACGTATGGCGGCATTGTCGGTATCCGCACTGCCATCCTTACCACGGCAGGCGCAATCGACGCGGCTTCAGGGCATGACACGCTGACGGAGATCACCGCGCCGGATTTGCGCAAGGTGATTGCGGCCCTGCCCGATATCCCCGGCATTAGTCCTGCTTGGTACACCAGCAAGGCCGGGCAAGAGCTGATCTTTGGGACTCTGGCGGATTCGGCCGGCGGAAACACCAAACGCGATATTGCCAGCGGTGAGCAGATGCAATATGCGGGCTACCCAATTCGCACAAGCCCGGTGATGCCAAAGGCGTCCGCCGCCGATCTGTCGAATGTCGCCATCGTGCTGTTCGGCGATCTTCGCCTTGGCGTCAAGTTTGGCCAACGCCAGCAGATGGAAATGATGGTCAATCCGTACATTCTCATGGCTGAGGGGCAGACCGAAATCCTGTCGTTTGAGCGGATCGACATCAACGCGCACGGCGTCGGCGACGCGAGCAACGCTGGCCCCATCGCCGCGCTGATCGGTGAGTAATAACCAGCGCCAGGCAACCGCCTGGCGCAACTGATTGAGGGTTTCCAAATGTCCGCAGACATTCACAACTTTAAGATGGTATCGGTTACCCCGCCGGCTGCCATTGTCGACAACGCTAGTTTCACGACGGCAGAGGTTGACACGAAGGGCTGGGATCACGCTCGCTACGTGATTTATCTAGGTGCAACCGATATCGCGATGACCGCGCTTAAAGTCACAGAGTCGGATTCGACCGGCAGCGGTCATGTCGACATCGACGCGACCGACTTCAGCGACTCGACTCAGACCGACATCGAGGGCAACGCCCTTGCACTGCCGAGCGCGACGGACGATAACAAGTTCATTGTTATCGACATCGACCTGCGCGGCCGTAAGCGTTTCCTGGACCTCGTTGCCACTGCGGGCAACGGCTCTACAGGCACGTTTGCCGCGATTCACTGCGAGCTGTTCAAAGGCGCAATCGGGCCGAGCACAAACGCTGAGCACGGCGCCGACACAGTCGTAATGATCTAACGTCATGTCGGCCGCTACGCGCATTGCTCGTTCTGCTGCTGCAACAGTGCGCAGCGAGGGCGAGCAATGCGTGTTTACGCCGAGCGTCGGCAGTCCTGTGACGTGCTTCGGCGTGCTAGACGGAAGCACCGAGGCCCTAGACGTGTTTGGCGACTCTGGCGAGCGTCGCTGGACCGCATGGCTGCCTGCTGCTGCGATCACTGCGCGGCCAACGACCGGCGACCTAATCAGCACCGACGCTGGCGATTGGTATGCTGTAGACGGCGATGCGGAATTAATGGACGGGCTTTGGCGTTGCCTTCTGACGCCGAGCGAAGCGCCAATTCTGATGTTCGTGCAACTTTTGAGCGCGGACGGCGCCGGCCTGGCGGCGGCAAACGGCGACGTTTTGGGAGTAGGCAATGCCTGAGTACATCCTGACTGGCTATGCAGACGGCGAGGCCGTCGAGGCCGCGCTGGACAAAGCCGAAAGCGCGCTTCAGCCAGCAGACGTTGATGATGCGCCTGTTGATGATGCGACAGAGGCGCCGATCTCGTCCAATTGGGCGCACGATCACGCGGGCAATACTGAGGCGCACGGCGCCAGTGCGTTTGGGGCGACGCTCAAGGCCAGCGCAAACGCCGCCGCGGCACGCAGTACGCTCGGGCTTGGCACGGCTGCGACGACGGATGCGAGCGCCTACGCAACGGCTGCGCAAGGCGGCAAAGCTGACACTGCGCACGGATGGGGCAATCACGCTGACGCCGGTTATGTCGGGACGACTGATGCTCGGTTGTCTGACGCGCGCACGCCAACCGCACCCGCCTGGTCAACGCTTACGACAACCGGCACAGACCCGGCTGTCACGCTGACTGTGCCGCTGGACGGCGGCTCCTACGAGTGCCAGATCCCCGCCGGCAGCATTGACGTGCTGGCCTACACCCTGCCGGCCAATGACGCCACCAGTAAGCAATACGGGGCGTTACTCAAGATTACCGCACCAGCCTCCGGCACGGAGACGGTGGCGATCCCGACTGGATGGCTGCAAGCCGGTCCGCTGGATGCGATCAGCCTAGACGCCGGGGATGATCCGATCTTGGTGATTCTGGCCACGGACAACGACAGCGACAGCGCGCCGGCGATCATCTTCACCGCGCAGCAATTGGTGGAGACGGCCTAATGCACCCACTGCATAGACAACTGGCGGCGGGAATGCAGGCTGCCAGCTTATTTCAATTTCAATACGTTAAGCTCTACATGATCGACAATTTTGGTGACGATCTGTTTGATGTCTCAGAGTTTGAGATGTATGTCGGCGGCATAAATATCATGCTTTCCTCTAACGGAACCGCTCATAATGACGCAGCCTCATCTCCATATAACACAAATTACCCTCCCGAAAAAGCTATTGACGGATCTACAGACCCTATCGCCACAAACCGTGCAATATGGTCTATGGGCGACGCACCAATTACGGCGCAATTCGACTTGGGCGTAGCACAGACCGCCTTACCGGATTCTATAGTGTTGCGGAACAGTCGCACAAACTCAGTTGATAGGTCTGTCAAAGAGTTTACAGTTAGCATTTCCAATAACGCAATCGATTGGACAGAAATACTTTCAGAAACAAACGCGACAACACTACGAGACACGGGGACGCAGACATGGACTCTGTAATGATCCTAACCGAACAACACCAACGCCCCGAACGCCTAATCAACACCGGCGCAGGCACCGTTTCCCTGGACGCGCTCATCAAACAGGGCGACGTGGCGCGCATGAGCACTTATCGGCTCTACCGCCACGAAGAGGCGGCGCAACGGGCCGAAGCCGAAGCCGAAGCCGAGCAAGAGGCCATCGGCATTGCCGAGCAAAAAGCCGACACGATGGCCCGCATTGCCGCTGTAGACGCAGTGATTGACGAGTTGCCCGACGCGGAAGTCGAAGAACTGACTTATGTATATCCGGCGTGGAGCGGCGAGGGTATCGGCGTTGTCTTGGATCAGAAAGTGCGACACAACGGCATCCTGTACCGCGTCGTGCAGCCCCATACCACCCAACCAGATTGGCCGCCAGACGCGACTCCAGCGCTGTTCACGCGCTACCGTGATCCAGCAGCAGCACCGGAGCCGTGGGTGCAGCCGACGGGCGCTCAGGACACGTATTCGGCTGGCACGCGCGTAACGCACGCCGGGCAGACCTGGGTGAGCGATGTTGATAACAACTCGTGGGAGCCTGGGGTGTACGGCTGGACAGTGGAGGCTGGCCAATGAGCGGCCGACTCGCAATCGCTGAAGTTTGCGTCGTCGGTATGATTGCCTGCATTGCGCTCGCAGTATTATCTGATGTCCTGGGCGGTTAGGGAAAAAGCGTTTAAGGATTGGCTGCGAAAGGTAGATGCTAATGCGAAAGCAAGGCGTCTACTTAGCGATGAACAGCGGCAACAGCTAAAAGCCGACTACATCGCAGGGATGCCGCGACAGAAGTTGATGGAAAAGTACCGCTTGAAAGACCTCAACCAGCTGTACAACCAGACAAAGAGAATGCACGCAAGCAGGAAATACCAGTATTGGAACAAAAGGCGACTGACTTTGCTTAAAGCGGGATTTGAGCAGGGAATGACAGACAAGGAGATGATGACCCTATTCCCTGGAAAAACAGAAAGAGCAATTGCTACGGCACGCAGGCGGGCGGGAATACTAAGAAAAATTAGGTGGACTGAGCAGCAGCTTTTGCGGCTGGAAAGGCTTAAACTTCAAGGACTGTCCGACGCAGAAGCCGCAAAAGAAATGGGCGCGACACCTAACGCAATACAGCTAGCACGGCTAAGCCTGCTAGCACTGACCCAAGAAGAGGTAAAAGAGTATGAGCGCGAAGAAACTTCTGATGTTGTTGGCGCTGGCCTCTCCGGCGGTCGCAGTGGCGCAGAGCCCTATTCCGCCGGGCAACACCTTTGACCCGTTTGCCTGGATTCAGTCAATAATGGTACGCGCTGCGGGGCAGACTGTTGAGCAGGGCGGCTATCAAGAGACCATTGAGCTTGACACGGGCACCTACCTGGGCGTTGGCGCGAGTTCGCCATCGGCCACAATGGAGGTAGACGTGCAAGTAGATACAGGCACCGGCATGCGTGATTTTGGCACTTTCACGTTCCCGAGCCAGTAACGATCAATGCCCCGCTGGCGCTAATTTCTTCCTTTTTGAGTTCTGGAGAGGGGCGTCGGTGGGGCACCAAACAGGGGCGAGCGATGAACCATTATCTGCTGTCATTAGACGACTTGCAGTCAATCCGCAGCGCGATCACTGCGCTTGCCGAACGGGTAGGTGACCTGGAGCAGCGCCTTAAGGGCACTCAGCCATACCCAAGGCAAGCGGCTCCGCCGTCGTCCATCATGAGCAGCAACGGCGAATTTTCAGCAGCAGAGCCGCGGGCCGCTAGTGAATGAGAAACAAAAGAGCTTCGTCTTTCCGCTTGCCTCCGTGTTATCCGCGCTCCTTGTGGCTTTCACGGTCGGGGCGTTTGGGTTTTATGTTACTAGTGTTGAGTCCGATGCTAGTGTATCCGCCGCTCTGGCAG